TTGATATCATTCCGGTTTCGGATCCAAACTCTTCAACAATGGCGCAGAGAGTCATCTCCTATCAGGCGGCTCTCCAGTTGGCAAGTCAGGCTCCCAATCTCTATGACCTGAACGAACTGCATCGTGGAATGTTGAATGCCATGGGCATCAACAACATCGATAAGGTTCTACCCAACAAGGATGATCTCAAGCCTCGCGATCCGGTAACGGAGAACATGGCGATCCTTACCGGCAAGCCCGTCAAGGCTTTCCTGTATCAGGACCATGAAGCGCATATTGCTACGCATATGGCTGCGGCTCAGGATCCAAAGCTTATGCAGATCATCAGCCAGTCACCCATGGCGCAGACCATTCAGGCGGCTGTTACTGCTCATATAACTGAACATATTGCGTTCAAGTACAGACAGGAAATTGAGAAGCAGCTTGGCTTTGATCTTCCTCCGGATAAGGAAGATCTTCCGGAAGATATCGAATACAATCTGTCGTCTCTTATCTCCAAGGCGGCAGGACAGCTTCTCCAGAAGGATCAGGCTGAACAGCAGATGCAGCAGATTCAGCAGCAGATGCAGGATCCTGTCATTCAGATGCAACAGCAGGACCTTCAGATTCGTCAGGCTGAGGTCCAGCGCAAGGCTGCCAAGGATCAGAGCGACAACCAGTTCAAGCAGCTTAGAGAAATGCTTGCCCTTAAGAAAGAGCAGATGCGACTTGAGACTCAGGAAAAGATTGCCGGGGCTCAGATCGGTGCAAAGGTTGGAGACACAAAGGCCAACCTTGCTTCCAAGGAAAGAATGGAAGGCACCAAGATTGGTATCGACATCGCTAAAACTCATAGGGGTATGTAATGGATTTTGTGGAGGCCTTGCGACGTGAGCTTCGCAAGGAAATGAACGAGTTGGCAGATCTTGCCGCTACGGGAACTCCATCGGATTGGGCCGGATACCAGCGCCTTGTCGGGCGTATTGAGGGTCTGGCCTCCGCAGAAAGATTCCTAATCGATCTCAAAGAGAAGATCGAAGAACAAGAATAACCCCGCAAGGGTCGAACTGCAGCCATAACGGCTCAGCAAACGGGATGCTTCCCGCAAGGTGACTGAAAGTGTATAACACAAAGGATACTGAGAAAGTCTCTCTTAAGAATATTCCTGAACCAAAGGGTTGGAAGATTCTGATTGCTATGCCCAAGGTCGAAGAAAAGACCACAGGCGGCATTCTTAGACCGGACCAGCTTAAGTCTCTGGAAGAGACAGCTTCCATTCTAGGATATGTCGTTAAGTCAGGCGAGCTTTGTTACTCGGACAAGGATAGGTTCCCCAGTGGGCCTTGGTGTAAGGAAGGTGACTGGGTTATTTTCCGCTCCTATTCAGGTACGAGATTCAAGGTTGGCGATCAGGAGTTTCGTCTTATTAACGATGACACCGTTGAGGGTGTTGTTGAAGATCCCCGTGAATTCAGGAGAGCATAATGTCAGTTGAAGCAGACAAGCAAGAAGAGATCATTGATCAGTCTTCTGATGATATCTCTGTAGATATTATTGATGATACGCCCGAGCAGGACAAGGGTCGTCCCACAAAGGTTGATGTCAAGGATCCGTCTCAGGAAGAGATGGATAGCTACAGCGATAACGTAAAGAAGCGTTTCAGCCAGCTTACAGCGAAGTATCATACTGAGCGCAGGAACAAGGAAGCAATCGAACGAGAGCATAAGGAAGCTATTGCTTATGCCCAGAAGATTGCGGAAGAGAACAAGCAGCTTGCCAAGCTTGTTGCTGAGTCTCAGAAGTCCATGGCCACTGCCGCGCAGATGAAGGCCGAGTCAGAAGTTGAAAGAGCCAAGGCCTATTACAAGCAGGCTTATGATGCTGGTGACTCAGACAAGATTGTCGATGCTCAGGAAAAGATGGCAAGAGCCGTTGCTGAGCAGGAACAGTGGAAGAGTTTCCGACCCATCGAACCAAAGGAACCTACTCAGTACGTTCCGCAACGCCCGCAGACAGATCCTAAGGCCGCTGATTGGGCGAGCAAGAACCAGTGGTTCGGCGTCGATAAGGAAATGACAGTCACGGCTTATGGAATTCATGAGCGTCTTGTCAGGGATGAAAGAATGGATCCCACTTCCGACGAATATTACGAGCGCATCGATTCAGAGATGCGTAAGAGATACCCTGAGAAGTTTGAAGATGATGAAATCCCGGCTGAACCGCCCAGTCGTCAAAAGGTTCAGAAGGTTTCTGCGGTTGCACCGGTATCAAGATCGGTCAAGCAGCCGCGCAAGGTAACTTTGACGACAACTCAGGTCGCTCTCGCTAAGCGTCTGGGTATCACTCCAGAGCAGTACGCTGCTCAGATTGCCAAGGAGATGCAAAATGGATAAGCGCACCCCGAGAGAAAACGAGACTCGCGAAGCTGAGTCACGCAAAGTTACATGGACTCCCCCTTCTCTGTTGCCGGACCCCCAACCCCAGAACGGATATAAGTTCCGCTGGATCAGAACATCCATCAATGGACAGCCTGATCCTGCCAACGTCAGCTATCGCTTTCGCGAAGGCTGGGTTGCCTGCAAGCGTTCTGAGCACCCTGAATTGGAGCATCTTTCAGATCCCAATTCAAAGAATCCGGAAAACATTGAGAGCGGTGGTCTTCTTCTCTGTAAGATGCCCGTAGAGATGATCGAAGCTAGAGACAGACATTTCAGAAATATTGCAAACAATCAGATGGAATCTGTTGATAATAATTTCATGAGAGAATCTGATCCTAGAATGCCGGTATTGAAACCGGAACGGTCTACTCGGGTTTCTTTTGGCAGAGGTTCTAAATAATTCATTAACCTCGAAAGGAACATAGAATGGCTACTTCAGCCACTCCTAATGGCCTTCGTCCGGTCAATTTGATTGGTGGTCTTCCGTACTCGGGCTCCACTCGTCTTATCAAGATCGGATCGGCCTATGCTACAAATATCTTCTATGGCGATATCGTCTCGATCCTCGCCGCTGGAACTATTGCTAAGGTTACTGCTACAGGTGCTGACGGCACGACTAACGCCTTCCCGGCGGGCGTCATTGGCGTCTTCCTCGGTTGCACATACACCGATCCCAATCTCAAGTACAAGGTCTTCAAGCAGTACTGGCCTGCCAGCACTGTTGCGACAGACGCCTATGCGTATGTTGTTGATGACCCGAATGTCGTGTTTCAGGCTCAGGCCAACGGATCTCTCGACCAGACTTCTCTGGGCGCGAACGTCTGCGTTGTTCAGACCGCTGGCTCGACCCTCACTGGCGACTCGGCTGTTGCGCTTAATGCGTCTTCAGTTAACGTCAGCACATTCCTGCCGTTCCGCATTGTTGGTTTTGTCGATGGCCCGTTCTCGGCCGTTGGCGATGCCTACACGGATACCCTTGTTAAGTTTAACTCGGGCATCCACTCGTATACATCCGGCACTGGCATTTAATAGGGGAGAATAGATAAATGGCTATTTCTCGCGCACAGCTTCTGAAGGAGCTGCTCCCCGGTCTGAACGCACTGTTCGGTCTGGAGTATAAGAGATACGAAAACGAACACGCTGATATTTTCGAGAAGGAAACATCAGAGCGTTCATTCGAAGAAGAGGCCAAGCTCAGCGGATTTAACGCTGCGCCGGTCAAGAACGAAGGTCAGGCTATTGCCTACGACAACGCTCAGGAAGTCTGGACGGCTCGTTATAATCACGAGACCATCGCTATGGGCTTCTCGATCACCGAAGAGGCCATGGAGGATAACCTCTATGACTCTCTGTCGGCGCGTTACACGAAGGCTCTGGCTCGTGCCATGGCGTACACCAAGGAAGTCAAGGGTGCCGCAATCCTTAACAACGGATTCGACACCAACTACACCTATGGTGACGGCGTTACGCTGTTCAACACTTCTCACCCGTTGGTGAGCGGTGGCGTTAACAGCAATCGTCCGGCGTCTGGCGTTGACCTGAACGAGACTTCGCTTGAAGCTGCGGTCATCGCGATTGCTGCCTTCACGGATGAACGCGGTCTGCTGATCGCGGCTCGCCCGACGAAGCTGATCGTTCCGCCCGCGTTGATGTTCGTTGCCACCCGTCTCTTGGAGACGGAGCTTCGTCCGTACACCAGCGGTGATTCGTTTGCGAAGAACGATGTGAACGCCCTGAAGTCGATGTCCTCGATTCCGCAGGGATTCGCGGTCAACCACTATCTGACCGATACGAACGCTTGGTTCCTCAAGACCGACGTTCCCAACGGTCTGAAGATGTTTGAACGCGTTGCTCTGCAGACGGGCATGGACGGTGACTTCGATACGGGTAACGTGCGCTATAAGGCGCGTGAGCGTTATTCGTTCGGCGTCAGCGATCCGCTGGGCGTCTACGGATCTCCGGGTTCTTCATAAGAATTTGATTGGAGGGGGAGAAATCCCCCTCCTTTCTTTTATATGGAGAGATCCATGTCAGAAGACAACGATAACATCCAGCGCGATATGGGCAGGATGGAAGTAGAAATTAAAACATTGCAAATTACACTAGATGAAGTGCGTGAAGACCTGAAGGAAATTCGTC